AATAAACTGCACCAGCATAGTTTTCAAATGTACCCTCAAACTCTTGTCTAAAAGTTCTAATATCAATATCTTGTTTAGCTTGTTCTATTTCTTCAGCACTAACTATACCACCTTGTATTGTAGTAAATTGAAAAGACTCCCAATCTTCATCTTGCTTTCCTTTTAGGTAAAGTTCGTATGACCAGTTTCCATAACCTTTAGGTGTTCCACAGAATAATACATGACCACTACTTTTATCTCTTGAATATCTATCTGATACAGATGCCCTTAATACTTCATACCAAGTTCGTTTATCAATATCTGCAAACTCGTCTAAGATTAAAAAGTCTAATCCTGTACCTCGAAGTGAATCATAGTTATCAGCACCTTTTAATGAGATAGTGCTATTAGATTGTCTAATAGTAATTGTCATTGTGGTTTCGTTAATATCCTCAATCCAATTAAACTGATTAAGCATTTCTTTAAGTGTAGACCATACAATCTCTTTGGCCATTTTAAATGTTGGTGCTACATACCAAATTCTTCTGTTTGGCTGACAAGCATATTTCATCATTTCAGTTACAGCTAAATAAGTCTTACCAAATCTACGACCTGAAATAAGAACTCTGAATCTTGCTTTTGATGAACTAACTTTAAGTTGGGGTTTTGTTAGAGTGATTTTCATTACAAAAATAATTCATATATAATTTTCTTTCTTCAATTCTATCTTTCATTTCAACTGAGAAAGATTGTATTAATTTACCACCAGCACCTACACATTCTGACCATGAATCAAATTTAGTAGGAAGTGTCATTGTATTGTTACAGTAACCAGTAATTGCAGAACAGATAGTAAAGGCTAAAATAAATTTCATTCTTTAGACTTTATAATCTTTTTAATGCTTTTACTACCATCAATATTAGTTTCTAATTCTGCCATAACTTCTCCACACATAAACTGTTTATTATTCATGTCCATATTTCTAGTCGCCTCTCTTTTCATTTTAAGGCAAGTTGATAAGCTATCTTGGTATCTATGCTCGACTAAATTACCAGCTATAAATAAACAAAGTGCAAATATAAGTGCTGTTTCTGTCATTAGTGATTGCCATTTAATTTACCAAGATTTGCTCTTACTGAATCTTTTAATTTCTCTACATCAATTAATATTTTATCAATATCTTTTTGGATTCTTTCAATATTAACTTTGTTTGTCATATTCTGTTCTTGAGTTTTCTCTAGTTTTTCTACTTGTTGTGCAATATGTTCTAGCAACATAAACTGTTCTTGATCTATAGGCTTTTGAGCAGATGCCTCTAATAAATCTTGTTCTTGTAGTTTATCAGCAGTTTCTAATAATGTTATTCTTTCAATAATGCCAAAATAAGCCCATACACCTATTGCTACTGCCCCTACAATCGCAAGTAAGTTTCTTATTGGTAATGATACCGAAGTATTTTCTGATATTTTCATTCTGCAATACGACCCTTGTTAATACCTTTTTTAATAACATATTTTTGAGTACCATTAGCACCTACATTAACTTCTTTTTTAAGATTCTTAAACAAATTCATTTCTTTAAGTTTCTTTTGTGCATTTTTACTAAATTGTTCTAATGTTTTAGTGTCTCTCATACGATACCACTCCAATCATCAGGGTTATCTTTTTTCTTTTTTATTCGTTTTTTCTGTTTAATAAATTGCTTATCTACCCAAAAAAACCATGAGTCTATCCAGCCAAAGAATGTATAAAGCCATCTGTCAATCATACCTTAAACCCTTTTTGCCATGATTTAACTGCCCAATAAACAGGAGTTGTGTTTAGTTGCTTACCTGATCTTTTAGCCTTGTTTAAAATTGGTCTAAATCTTGCCATGAACGATCTTTTTCTCGCTGGTATATTTTTCTTAATAGATAGTTCTTTAGAGCCAAAATTAACTTTGACTACTTTGCCTGTCTTACGATTTTTTACAAAAACTTTAAACTTCTTAACATCTCCACGCATGGGTTTGTTAAGTTTAACAGTTCTACCTTTATATTTAGCCATGTGGCATAAATATCACACAACAATTAAAATTTATAGTTTTATCTTTTAAAATGTCTCTTTCTCCATGAGTGGCAAACATAAGTATCTTTAACACCTTTAGCCATATACTTACCACAGAATGACCATTTGTTGCTGTATAAATAACAATCTCCACAAGATGCACCCTTTAGTGCTTTAGTAAATGTTTGTGGAAGTTTATAATCTATTACTTCGCCATTCGGATAGAAGTTGGGTCTTTTATTTTCCACCCTCTACCAACTTTCTTAATTGTTTTACAGCATCTTCTAATTTCTTTTGCTTTCTAAGAGCAATATCTCTTTGGATTTTAACTTGCTCTAACTCAGCTTTCATTTGATCTTTTTGTTGTCTTAGTTTTAGAAATGTATTCTCTCCGATTATCTCACTCATGTTATCCTCGTCCTTGTTTGTTATATTTTTTATATGATCTTTTTTCTGATTTATTCAATCGCTTTTTGTGTCTTCTAGGCCTTTTGGGTGGCTTATCTCTAGGTACAAAATGCGTGAATTTTTGTTTAGCCATTTATATCTTCAGCTTTAGCATCAATAATTAATGGTAAAGGCTCATTAATAGTTTCGGTTTGAGTTCTATCTTTCATTCCAAGATAGTTTTTACTTAACCAGATTTGCATATGAGTATTATCTTTTTTAACAGCTTTATCCCACATCTTCTTACGCAAACTAGCTTTACCTTTTTCACGAAACTGGTCAATAATATCTGCATAATTTCTTCTTAATGTTTTAGCTGATATATTCATAACACTAGCAATTTCATAATCAGGACAGCCAATAGAGGCTAAATTCTTTAGTATTTCTGTATCAACATAGATTTTAGGCCTACCAGCACCTTGTCTTTTTTCTGTCGTATTTGCCTTATTTTTGTCCATTTTCTAATTCTGCCTTTTTACCAGTAAATTGTTCCCATCTTTTGATTATAACATCACAATATTTAGGGTCTAATTCTATTCCATAACATTTTCTATTTGTTTTTTCACAAGCAATTAATGTACTGCCCGATCCTAAAAATGAATCAAATACTATATCATCTTCTTTAGAATTATTCAAAACTGCCTTTTGAGATAAAACAACAGGTTTTTGTGTTGGATGTTTATATCCAGCAACACTATCTCTTTTTACATTCCAAATGCTTGTATTTTTTCTATCTCCATAAAAGTTATGCTTTCCTTGACCCTCTTTCCAACCATATAATATTGGTTCATGTTGCGATCTATAATCTTGCCAACCCATACCAGCATTACCCTTATCCCATATTATAGTTGATGATTTTTTAAAAAATTTATCAAAATTTATTTCAAATGCTATTTTTGGTTTACTTTGACTATCAGGATGACAAACATAAATACAACCTAAAGGTTTTAAATATTCTGACATTAAATTAAAATTTTTATAAAGAAAATCTATAAACTCATTTTCATTCATATTATCATTTTTAATTTTACCTAGATTATTTTCTCCTCTACCAGAGTAATCAACATTATATGGAGGATCAGTAAATATTAAATCAGCTTTATTATCATTAAATAAATTTTTAAATGTTTCTTCAGATGTACTATCTCCACAAATTAATTTATGTTTACCAAGTTTCCAAATATCTCCTAATTTTGAAATTGGCTCTTCAGGAGGCTCTGGTGTGGCATCTTCATCAGTCAAACCCTGTTTTTCCTCAAATAATAAATCATTTAATTGATCTTCATTAAAACCTAATAAATCTAATTTAAAATCTTTATCCTCTAATTCTTTTATTTCCATTTTAAGTAATTCATTATCCCACTCAGATTCTTCAGCAGTTCTATTATCAGCTATTCTATATGCATTTATTTGTTCTGGTGTTAAATTATCAATAATAGATACAGGCACTTGTTTCAGGCCCAATTTTTTACTGGCCCTAAATCTAGTATGTCCAGCAACAATAATTCTATCTTTATCAACTACAATCGGCTGTCTAAATCCATATTCTTTTAAAGACATAGCAACTTTTTCGATTGCTTTTTCTGATAATTTTCTAGGGTTATTTTCGTATGGTTTAATTGAATTAATATCTGCTATTTCTATTTTCATATTATCCTCTTAATAATTTAGTTAATAAAATCCATAATTTAGGGTTTTGTTTAAATATCTTAGTAAAGCCATTACCTATCTCTATTGCCATTGGTTCTTCTCCCATACTTCTAAATTTAATTTTAGATAGATGTGCAATAAGATGAAATATCTCGTGAATTATTGTATTAAATAATCTTTTGCCTTTTATTCTGCTATCCAACACAATTATTTTCTTCTCGGTTTCGTAATAACCATCAAGATTTTTAAGTGGTTTAAATATAACTTTGATTTTCTTTCTACCATACAAAATGTGTTCTAATTGTGGCATTAATGTTTTTTATGACTATCACTTTCAATTATTGCTTTATAGAACTCAAGTTGCATTTTTAACCTTTTATTTTCAATAGATAGATAAATCAATCTTTTTCTTACATATTTAAATATTCTTAACAACGCACTCATTGATATTCTTTTAACGGCTCGTCTTTCCATTTATGTTTTAGATATTTTTTAGAGTCTTTCAACACAATGCTATATTCTCCCCATTCCCCAATTTTCTTATATTCTTCCTTGCTAGACTTTTTGACAACACTATTTAGTATATGTGTATTAGTATTGTTATTTAGTACTTGTTGCGATAGGTGGTTGTGAGGTGGTTGGTTCTCATCTACGAACTGATATTTGTCATAGTTTAGTAGGTTAATAATCGTTACTTTTCGGCTAGGGTGGTTAGAGGTGGGATTTAGGTGGTGCAGTCTTGTGCTTATCATTTTTTTACGCACAAGCCGTAGTATAAAGGTTCTCATTTCACTATAACTCATAGCAAATCTTTTAGCTGTTATTCTTAAAGGCATAATCATTTCGCCTCTACGAACAAATATTGAGTTATCCAAAAATCTTAAATTCTTATCTTGGTGTGATGCTGAACTAATCATATAAATCCAACAACTAGCTTGTAATAAATTTTTAAAGGTGGAATCCTGAAAGATCGACCTGTAGCAGATAAAATATCCTGATTTTTTTGATGCCATTACTTACTCTCCTTTTCTATCATTTCGATTAATTGTCTTTTTGAATATCGTCTTAACAATATTTTAATTATATTTGTGGTCTTTTTTTGTTTAGCATAAACTCTTGCTCTATTTCTTGATATTACTTCAAAGTGTTCTTCTCTCATTTCTGCCATTATTTCTCCTCTGTTGCGTAAAAGTTAAAAAGATTATTAGACTCATCTAATTGTTTAATTTCATTTAGTGTTCTATGTAATAGTTCTGCCTCAGTTCCATACATAGACTCAAATTGTCTTTTGGTATTATGAATACTAAAAGCCCCAACGTGATGAGATGGACAAAGGGGTATCACATGAAAATGCGAACTTTTTTTTCCGACTCCAACATTTCCTTTACCATCTCCAAGATTTCTAATGTGATGACAAATTGCTGGTTGCTGACAAATTAAACAACCTAAACTAGCGACTTTAGATAAGTGTTCTTTTTCTAATTTGTTTGCTTGTTTTTTTTTCATAAATTACCCCATTGATCTGCCATAGCTTGTGCAATACCTGTCCAAAATTTAGAATGTTCTTTATTCCAGTTTCTACTAACATATTTAATATTATGTTTTTGACCTTTTTTTTTGCCACCAGTATTACTTGGTAAAAAAGTTGTATGTTTTGATATTATGTTTGTTGCAAATAAAGGTGGTAAATTTTTTAACCAAAGTAAAGTTTTTTTAGAATAAGGGTGTCCATATTCATATGGTTGAACATGAGTACTTGATTTTGGTAAATTAAAAATATTAATTGGTGTAGGATTTTCTATGCAAATTTTTGGAATATTACAATTTAATAATTTCATAAAAAAATCTTTTGCTTTTAATCCTTTTTCATATCTAGTTTTGTTTAATTTATTATTTTGATATAACCATCTTGCACCAGCTTTAGACAAATAAGTACAAGGTGGGTGTGCTATCATTAAATCCCATTGTTTATCTAAATATTCTAAAACATTTCCTTGAATATGATTGCCTTTAGACTCTGTTGGAAGAATATCACAACTCCACGCATCATGCCCTTTTAAAGAAAAAGCATCTCTTACAATTCCTGAATATTCACAAGCTACTAAAACTTTCATTTTATTTTCCATACTATCGCTTGTTTTCCATATTTAGTTTCTCGTGTTAAACCAGAATTAACTACTAAATTACATTCTTGCAATTCATGTACTCTAGCACAAACCGAACTTAAAGGCATTTCTAATTCATCAGCTATCTCATAATTAGTTAAAGATTTAAGTTTAATTAAATCATAAACTTGTTCTCTTTTAGTTTTAATTTTTGGTTTAACTGAGGCTA